TCAGTAAAACTCATTTATATGGCCTCTTAAGATAGCTAACGGATTTAAGGTTACAGCATCTTCTAGATGTTCTGGAGAAAAATGAGCGTATCGCATAGTCTCCCTAATGTTTGCATGTCCTAAAATACGCTGTAGTACTAAAATATTCCCACCATTCATCATAAAATGACTGGCAAAAGTATGTCTCAAAACATGAGTTTTTTGCCCCTCAGCAAGTTCAATGTTCGTTAATGCCAGCATTTTTTTGAATTCTTGGTAGCATGGATGAAACAGTTTTCCTTGCAATGGTGATAGCTCGTCATACAACCATTGGGGAATCGGTACCGTACGATTCTTCTTGCCTTTCGTTTTGGTAAAGGTGAGCTTATTTGGTGATAATTGCGAACGTGTTAACCGTTCGGCATCGCTCCATCTTGCGCCAGTGGCCAGGCAAACCTTAACAATTCTCGTCAGGTAAGTTTTGCCATAAGATTCACACGCCTTTAGCAGCTCGTGAATCTGTGGCTCAGTAAGCCACGACATTTCTTTTTCAGCCTCTTTAAACACCCTGACACTTTCTAATGGATTGGGTAGCTTCCATTCTCCGAGTCGCTTCAGCTCGTTGAAAACGGCATCAAGGTACTGCTACTCTCTGTTTACCGTAATTGGTTTGGCGATCCATTTCTCTGGATTTGCATGATACCCGTTATCAATTTCACCCTTCAGTCGTCGATCCCTGTAATGCGCAAAATCCTTTGCTGTTAGTTGGGATGCTATAGGGTCGCCAAGTCCACGACAGACAATATTCAATTTAGCCAAACGAGACTTACTCGCCGTAAGCGACTGCCCATGCAAGTCATGCCATAGCTTAATCAGTTCACTCAAACGTCTGCGATCTTCCTTCTCACCCAACCATGGCTTGTTTTGAGCCTCTTCACGATAATACTGTTCGTAGGCTACCGCTTCACTTTTAGTCGAGAACTTCTTCCGCACCCGACGACTTTCGGCCCCATCTACACGGAAATCGCAAAGCCACTCCCCTGAAGCCAGTTTCTTTAAGGACATACAGCTTCTTAATCCTTTTACTCAATGGCATTTATTCAGTGTAATGAACACCACCCCTACAGGCTTAACATCCTTAACGTCACATTCGTACTGGGTTGATCCCGTCTTAATACTCAATCGATTTCCAGGCAGACGAGTGATATCGCATAGGTCAATAGCACCATCAATTGCTACAAACCAAAGCCCACTGCTGAAATTCTTAGCGCCACGATCGATTATCCATGAGGTATTAGAACCCACAACAAATACGGCGTCAGTGATGGTTGCAGGAACTAGTGATTCATCGTATGTCCATTCCCCAACAGCTTTTAATTCGCCGGAGAGAAATTGGAATTTCGGCATTTTGCCCGAGTGCGATTTGCTTACTGTTGATACTAATTTCGCAGGGTTTACTCCCTGACCCGTTGCTAACCACTGGAGATCAGCTCCAGTGTCCAAAGCACAAGTGACAACTACATCGCCAGGGAAGTAATCGCGTCGAACCCAGGCGCTCATTGTTCCTGAGGAAATCTCAAGTAAATCACCCAGCTGTTTTTGCATGGTGAAACCATAGGCTTCAAGGATGCGCTTAAGGACAGACTTACCACCAGAGGAGACAACGAGATCGTAGAGTTTTTTTCCTGCGGGTAGTTCAGAATTCGAAGATGCAAGTTTTAAACTTGATTTTTCAAGTTCTCCGTTAACAAGCCAATTCACGTTTGCGCCTGTATCCAACGAGCACTGGAGGATTACACCGGCAGGAATGCTGTTGCGCTGCAACCAACCGCTGATGTTATTCCTCGCAATATCAAGCTTATCACTCAATTCTTTCTGCATCGTGAAGCCATAAGACGACAGAATTCTCTCAAGCACTAAATCGGCACTCGCCTGCTCAATTCCCATAAAATCACCATATCTTAAAATTTTATGTTTACAGGTAAGAAAACAGATCTAAAGTTCACCCATAAACACCGATGCACGCCAATGCACTAAAACTTCACTTAACGGGGAATGATCACTTATGACTCCACAAATTGCAATCCCGTCCGGCGCGGACCTTATGACTTATGACGAATTTGCTGAACGCTATGGCTACAGTATTCGCACAGTAAAACAGATGGTTGCTGATGGCGATCTTCTACTGATGCCACGTAAGAAAGACGGTGGCGCTGCTCGAATCAACATGGTTGCCTTCCGTGCGCGACTTCTCGCGCAGGGTCTCAACTGTCGCTATGTGGCTGCCTGAATAACTCGATTATTTAAGCTAACGAGGAAAAGCGCATGTTTGATTTTCAAGTTTCCAAACATCCCCACTATGACGAAGCGTGCCGGGCTTTCGCGCTGCGTCACAACATGGCGAAGCTGTCAGAGCGTGCGGGGATGAATGTTCAAACGTTACGTAACAAGCTCAATCCGGAACAACCTCACCAGTTCACACCGCCAGAGTTATGGCTGCTGACTGACCTGACCGAAGACTCGACTCTCGTCGATGGTTTTCTGGCTCAGATCCATTGTCTACCATGCGTGCCGGTCAACGAACTGGCGAAAGACAAATTGCAGTCCTACGTCATGCGCGCCATGAGTGAACTTGGCGAACTGGCAAGCGGTGCAGTTTCAACAGAACGCCTGACCTCAGCTCGTAAGAGCACCATGATTGAAAGTGTGAATGCCGGTATTCGTATGCTGTCGCTTTCGGCCCTCGCTTTGCAGGCTCGCCTCCAGGCTAATCCTGCAATGACAAGTGCGGTTGATACCATGAGTGGTATTGGTGCGTCATTCGGTCTTATGTGAGGTGGATATGTTGAAAAACGAACCCTCATTCGCCTCTCTTCTCATTAAGCAAAGCCCGGCCATGCACTGCGGTCACGGCTGGATTATGGGGAAAGATGGCAAGCGCTGGCACCCGAGCCGCTCGCAGGCCGATTTACTGGCTGGTTTATCTTCCCGCTATAAGGAGGATTCATGGCTATCGAAGCTGTGCCGCAAGCTGCGCCGTTAATGGCTGGTGAGCGCCTGGCCCGTTTGTTCGCCGTGACGATCTGCAGGTGCGCACCCTATATGAACCGCGAGATGAGTTTAATCAGTATGGAGAGGAGACGGTTTGCATCCGTGGTGTTTACGATTCTGAGGTCGGAGCTGGCACTCCAATTTTGACTCGCCTGACGCAGTGGAAGATTGTGCCGAAGCGTGCCGTTGATTTGGCCGTTGACGTTAAGGGCGCAACCGCGACCTCTCGGAGTTCTGTCAATAACTGTACGGGAAGCAAAAGTGATCCGCCGGAACTCAATTTATCAAAACCCCTGAGTCGGCGCGAAAGGCGAGAGCTGACGAACCGACTCAAGAAACCAAAGCCACCAAAAAGGGAGAAATTTATCCACGGCATGGATGAGCAAAACGCAGCGATAGAGAAGACTATCGACGAGATCCATCTGACAACCGGCATCAATATCAGCCGGGGCGAAGCCCTGCATCTTATGGCCGGTGGTAAAAGCTGCTTTGGTGGAAAATGGCTAAGGGGAGCATCTAAAGGGGAGATATTTCCCACTGTTCCATCGAACCAAGCTAAGGCTAGGGAAATCCTCAATCGTGTTGCAGCGTTGGCAGAAGCATCTACTCTAAAAAGCGACTAATTCACATCCATATCATGCACATACAACACCTGCGTGATTCACTTTTTCTCTTCCCATCATTTGCTAATACGTGATACTGTATAAATATACAGTTATCATGGTGGGAGGGATTTCATGGTTGGGGAACATTTCAGCCGAACGCAGCAAAAATGGGCTTGTGTGCAATTCATTGCCGAGGTATCTCTGATTGCAAACTGCAAGCCAGCAGACTTAAAGCTTGCGCTGACTCTCATTGCTGACCTAGCAAACAGTGAAAGTAGCGAAAAAGAAGATGAAATTTTCTACAAGGTTGAATAGATTATGAGAATTAATATCGCCTTGCATAAAAATCGAAGCTCAGAGAAGAATATTATCAACGTTTTTCAAAGTAAGTTAACTCTCTGCCTGCATTGCGTATGGTGGTGTAAAAATAGGCCATTGTTACAAATATCGATATAACAACAGGTAAAACAATTACTTTATTAAATAATTATAGTGGTAATAACAAATGTTGCCGATTAACTTTATTTAGCCGACAACATTTAGACAAACCTATATTTTATGAAGCATTTATATTTATGCTAGGGTAATAGAATCATATAACTGCCTCGCAATCATCTCTGTCCTTTGCTTTACCTCTTGCTCTCCCCATAAGGGACTCAAGATATACGTTTGTTCTAATGGATAATTACTATCTTTAAGAATTTTATGTTTTGTCTCAATAGCGGAATTTTTTAATATGTTATTATTTGTAGCTTCATCAATGAGTAATAGATTACCTATCCCACCAATAATATCCCCAGAAATCCCTGATTTTATAGCTGATTCTGGAATGTAATGTTCTATCGTTAAAAGATGATGATTTATATTTAAGCAAGAAATAGCATCACCCAACTGTTTTGATAAAATGTACTTAATAACACCTTTGCTTCTTGTTTTATTTGAAAGATAATTAAGTTCTGTAAAGTTAACATAAAATTCATCAAAACTAGGTAGTTTTGATTTAAGCGCTTTAAAAAGAGAGTTAAGAATTGACTGCACCTCATCATGAGATGTTGAGTTGGTAAGTTTTATTGCATGCTCTGAATATGTAGTGGCAATAACACCAGATGAACGCTGTGATGTGATTGAATTAAATACAAAATGGAAGTATTCAATTTTCTCAAGTGAGGATTTAAACATCTTTAATGTTATTTTATTTTCTTTCCATGCACGGGTAAGAGCAAGCGTCATCGATGATTGTTGCTTAACTTTAAATAAATTTAAATTTTCGAACGCATTTTTTATTTTTAACTCTTGCTTACCCCATTCCGCGCTTTCAGGATAAGTCATTAATTTATAATAGTCTGCTGTTTTAATTATCGTACCTAATAATTCTTCAGCTTTTTGCTCATCATCCCCCAACGTAGCTTTAATCTCAGGAAATAGTTTTTTATCTGTAATGTATTTGTGTTCTGACAACCAGTAATGAAGTAAGTAATTATCTAGGGTTTGCTCTCCAGTATCATTATCAAATTTAGATACTAAATTACTCCATGATATTTTTGCTGCATCAAAACGAGAGTTTTTTGAACGTAACTTTTTAAGGAATAAGTTTTTGACCAAATCAGATGTTTTTAAATCACGCCCTCGAGCATTTAATGTTTCGAATATTAAATAAGCATCATCCTCATTATCTAACTGAATAAATACAAGCTTCAGTGAGAGGATTTTATCCCTGAGTTCCTTTAGTTTTTGAACGGGGCTATCCTTTACATCATTGAACAAATCAATTTGCTTATTATCATCGAGGTCAATTTCAGGGATAAGTGCTAACATCTTATTATGAATAAGGCTATAAGCATTTTTAAGATTACTTTCCTCAGCTCCAATATCGTCTTTAACATTTTGTTTTTTATATGACTGAATAACACCCTGCAGAAAAGGAAATGATGTTTCTGAATTCAAAATGAATTCGTCTTCATTATCAACATTTGCTTTTTCTATATATTTATGTATACCCCTAGCAAGATTATCTTGCTTTAGTTTAATAAAGGAGTCTCTTATTACGGACAGGATAATTGTGATAGTGGTTAAACGTTGCTGCCCGTCAACTATTCCAAAATAAGGTTTAGTTGACTGAAAAACCACCATGGAACCAATGAAGTAATTTTCATCTTTATTTTTGGTGATATCTTCCCAAAAATTTTCGACCTCATCTTTTTCCCATGAATATGGCCTTTGAAATCGAGGGATTTTGAAGTATCCAGATGAAAATATATCTTGTATCTCTTTGTCATTCGCTTCAATCTTCATTGATGATCCTTTTCAATTAAAAGAGCATTCGATATGCCTGTACACAATAGGTAGTAGAATATAGTAATAAATCAAATTAATATCAATACGTTACCTCTCACTTGTGAACATTCATGAACGATAGTTTTTTGCTAGTTGTCGTCCCTCGTGTATCAACAGTGTAATCGATTTATTACATGTCAAAACTGCCTTCTGAAAGCTTGGTTATTATACTATTTTTACATTTTTGGATTATGCATGCATCAAGTGCATGGCTTTGCATGTGCCAGTCTCACCCGGCATAGAAATGCACCGCCAGAGATGGCACGGCTCCTGAGAGGTCATGCGACTGCATTAAAACCGGTCCATAAAGCGGGCAGGCGTGGCGGGGATAGCACTGCGCGCCAGACGTGGTGACAGCATTTATTTTTACGCGCCTGAGCGCGTCGTGGTGGCGCTGTCGCTTTGCGGGTCGGCGCTGATGTTTGTCGGGTGGTTAGGTGGCGTGTGGTGCGTCTGAGGCGCTCAGTGATGATGCCGCCCGGAGGCGGCATTTTGAGAGGGGTTATTCTGATTCGAGGCTGTAATCTTTAAAGCGGATCACCTCCATCCCGAGCCAGTCGTTAATCTCTTTGAAACGCTCCTGCAATGGCGTCAGTTCATTACGCACAAATACCCGCGCCACCTTCTCAACGTCACCCATTGAGCCTATGTTTTCAGGCTTGCCGCCCATCAGTTGAAACGGCACGCGGTGCGCATCGAGCAGGTCGGCGGCGCTGACCTTTTTGATATTGAAAAAATCATCCTTTGTGGCGACCTCGCTCAGCGGGACAATCTTGATCCCGTCTGGCTTTCCGTTGGGCGCGTAGAAAAACAGGTTTTTGAAATTCCCGAGCCCTTTCGAGTCACGCATCGTGTTGCGGAGCGACTCGACGTCGGTGCTGCTCTGCGCCGCGTCGGTGACGTACATGATGTAACCCGCGTGCGCGCCATTCTGGTAATACTTGCGACGAAACAGGGTGGCAGATTCATTCAGCCAGGCTGAATTGAGTGCGCTCAGGTATTCCGGCATGCCGTAAAGCTCCTGATTGATATCAGGCTCCAGCAGGTGAAATACCGAGCCGGGTGCGAACGGGTGCGGGTTGTTGAAGCTCGACATGTACCAGTAAACGCCATCCTCGACACCCCTACGGGTATATTTAGCCGGTGATGTTTCCAGTTTTAAAAGTTGGCCGGTAACGCTCATGAGTTTCTCAAGATAGCCGTTGGCAAAGACCAGATAATCCAGCACGAGGCGGCTGAAATCCTGACGCGACAGGAGCGGGTGTGGGATGTAGGTGCTCGTCAGGATATTTCGTTTCACGTAAATCGGCGAGCTGTGATGCACGGCGGCGCGCAGGCTTTTTGCCAGACCTGAGAAGTTGACCGGCGGCTCGTACCACTTACCGTTATTGATGCACTCGACATAATCGAGGATATCGCGGCGATCCAGAACGGCGGAGGGCTCGCCAAAGGTGAACGCCTCCATTTTTTGCGGTGCGCTGGCGGTTGTTGTGGCGGGTTTCTTCTGATGTTTTTTCATGTCAGTTAATATCCAGAATTGAGGTTGAATGCATGCCGCTACCGGCGGAAAGTGGCTCGTTTAACAGGGCGTGCATGGTGGCCCATGCGATATCCGCGTGGCTGGCCTCATAGGTGGAGCTGCGCCCGCTGCTGGTCATGGTTTTACGGATAGCCATAAATGACTGTGTGATGTCGGTTGCCCCGGCGTCGTATTCCAGACACCCGCGTCTGATGGTGTCTTTCGCTTTCAGCACCATCGCGGTTTTCATTTCCGGCGTGTAGCGAATGGCGCGCGCCGCCGGGAAAAACGAGCGCACGAGCTGGTAAACACCCTGGCCGATGCCGGTCGCATCGATGCCGATATACTCGACGCAGTATTTTTCGGTCAGCTCGCGGATGGGCTCGGCCTGTGTCGCAAAATCCATGCCTTTCCACTGGTGACGCTCAAGGATGCGGAACTTACCACCGGCAACCAGTGGCGGAGCCAGTACCGCACAGCCTGCGCTGTCGCCGGTGTGTGACGGGTCATAGCCAATCCAGACCGGTCGCCAGTTAAACGGCCGGTCAGAGAACGGCGCAAAGTCCTCCCATTCTTCCATCGCATCGACCATGCAGCGCTGCAGCTCCTCGAACGGGAATACCGACGCCTTGTCGTCGACAAACTCGCACATGAAGAGATTGCGGAAATCATCGGCGCTGTTTTCCTGTTTCAGCTGATCCAGATTAAACAGCGTGCATCCCCCGGCGAGGGCGTCCTCGATGGTGACAATCTGTCGCCACTGTCCGTCCGGGCACAGCACGCCACCGGCGAGCGCCTTATGACTGATGTCGATGTCGACCCGGTCAACGGTTTCGGTCAAAGCCGGGAAATTGTTATTCCTGAAAGCAGGAAGTGCTATGACGGCCAGCGGTAAGGCCATCCCACAAATGACCGTCGAACGCGGTGACGGCGACCGGTATCAGTTCGCCATTGCCGACCGTGAGGCTTACACCGGCGTAACCGCTAAATGGCTGCACACCAGAGACCCGAAGCCACAAAAGCAAAAAGTGAAGCTCAAACGCAAACCCAAAGAGCAGCACCTGCGTGCGCTGCAGCACCCGACGGCAGCCAAAACATCGGCAAAGGCTAAAAAGAAAAAGGAACAGGAAGCGCGGGAAGGTGAGTATATGGCCGGTAAGTCCGACAATGTTCTGGAACTCACGACCATCTACGCGACAAAGGCGCAGGCCATGCGCGCAGCTCAGGCGAAGTGGGACAGGATACAGCGTGGGGTGGCGGAATTTTCGATTACGCTCGCCACTGGCCGCGCTGATTTATTTCCTGAAACACCGGTTGCGGTGAAAGGCTTTAAGCGCGTTATAGACGAGCAGGCGTGGATAATCAGCCGTGTGGTACATAGCCTTAACGGGAACGGCTTCACGACGGGGTTAGAGTTGGAAGTCAAAATTACAGATGTTGAGTATGAAGAAGATGAGAGTTAAAAAAGCAAACAATAACTTGCAAATGTAAGTTTCAGGTTTATTATGCCCACAAGTCAGCAAAAGAGGGGGAAAGATTATGATGCATTGTCCGTTATGCCAGAGACTGTAATTAAAATTGTGTAATTGCCTGTTTTTGATATGTTCACTCCAACAACGGAGACAGGCAAATTATGGACGAAAAGAAACTCAAAGCACTGGCGGCTGAACTGGCTAAGGGCCTTAAAACCGAAGCCGACCTCAATCAGTTTTCCCGTATGCTGACGAAGCTAACCGTCGAAACGGCGCTCAATGCGGAGCTGACTGACCATCTCGGGCATGAGAAAAACGCCCCCAAAACAGGTTCAAACACCCGTAATGGCTACTCGTCAAAAACGGTGTTGTGCGATGACGGCGAGATAGAACTCAACACGCCGCGTGACCGTGAAAATACCTTCGAACCGCAGCTGATTAAGAAGCACCAGACGCGTATTACGCAGATGGACAGCCAGATTTTATCCCTTTATGCCAAAGGCATGACTACTCGTGAAATCGTCGCCACCTTCAAGGAGATGTACGATGCCGATGTGTCACCCACGCTGATCTCTAAAGTCACCGATGCCGTCAAAGAGCAGGTTACTGAGTGGCAAAACCGACAGCTGGATGCGCTGTATCCCATTGTTTACATGGACTGTATCGTCGTAAAAGTTCGTCAGAATGGTAGCGTAATCAACAAAGCTGTTTTCCTGGCGCTGGGGATCAACACCGAAGGCCGGAAAGAGTTGCTGGGCATGTGGCTGGCCGAAAATGAAGGCGCAAAGTTCTGGCTGAGCGTGCTTACAGAGATGAAAAACCGTGGCCTTCAGGACATCCTGATTGCCTGTGTGGACGGTCTGAAGGGCTTCCCGGATGCGATAAATAGCGTCTTCCCGCAGACCCATATCCAGCTGTGCATCATCCATATGGTGCGTAACAGCCTGAAATACGTGTCCTGGAAGGACTACAAAGCCGTTACCAGCGGTCTGAAGACGGTCTATCAGGCCCCGACCGAAGAGGCGGCACTGATGGCGCTGGATACGTTCGCAACAGTCTGGAACGATAAATATCCGCAAATCAGCAAAAGCTGGCGTGCGCACTGGGAAAACCTCAATACGCTCTTCAGTTATCCGCCGGATATCCGCAAGGCCATCTACACCACAAACGCAATAGAATCACTGAACAGCGTGATCCGTGCTGCGATTAAAAAACGCAAAGTGTTCCCGACAGATGACTCGGTACGGAAAGTTATTTATCTGGCGATCAAGGATGCGTCAAAAAAATGGAGTATGCCGATCCAGAACTGGCGGTTAGCAATGAGCCGTTTTATTATCGAGTTCGGTGACCGCCTGAGCGATCACCTTTAA